ACGCCTCGGTGCGGATCGCCGTTCCGGCCTTGAGGTAGTTCACCGGGATGATGCACGGCTGCGCCGCAAACGCGCCATTGCCTGTCGCGCGAATCAGATCCTGCGAGCCGGTGAACGTGTTGATGCTGTTCGACGCGAGCAGCGGGTCGTTGAGCTGGTTAACGTATGTCTGGCGAAGCGGCACGACGATCCCCCTTCTAGGTGAGTCGGGCGAAGTCGTTGACGGTGACGACCAGGCCGCCGTCGAGCGGCACCGGGAACCCCGTCGTATGGCACGAGATCAGGTCGCGCGTCGCGTCCGTACCACTGCCTTCGTGGTAGAAGATCAGGCCCACCGCGGTCACCCCAGCGGCGATGGCGAATGTCAGGTTGGCGCAATCGATGTTGAGCCGGTCGTTGGTGTCGTCCTCGGTGTAGGTGACCGAGGCCGGGGTGAGCCGTTCCGTGTGGATGGACACGCCGGTGACGGCGTCGAGGTCGGCGACGGTGTTCAGGTCGGGGTCGTTGGTGCCGGTGACGGTGCCGATGAACAGGGTCGCCCGCCAGGAGATCGCGGTGGCGTTCTGGTTGGCCAGCCGGAGCTTGCCCCGGTTGTAGATGAGCTCGGCCATGGCTACTGCCCTCTCTCACGGAAAGCGGGATCGGCGGTCAGGCTGACCTCGAGCAGCACGCCGCCGAGCACCAGCACAACACCAGCGTTCAGCGGGTCCGGCTCGAACGCGCGCAACTCCACACCGGGCGACAATCCGAGCACGCCGTCCGGGGCCTCGGCCAACGCCCGGTCACCGGCCCGGCCGGGGTAGACCCGGAACAGCACGTGCAGGCCGTCGAGGGTTTCCGCCAGGCCGATAACCCGGCCCAGGCGCTGCGACTGGTCGTGGTCGCCGAGCAGGTACAGCTGGCGGCCGTAGACGGGCCAGCCGGGCTGGAACCGGTAGCGGCGGCCCGGGCTGAGACGACCCACCGCAGTCGGCCCGTACGGCACCACCGGACCGGCGATGGTGCGCCGGACCGGGTCGACGTCGAGGGCCACTACAGGGCCCGGGCCACACCTTCGGCCAGCGTGACCGTCGGCTTGTAGAACTGGTGGAACCGGGTCGGGTCGCCGACGCGGTACGCGACCCCGGCGGGCTTACCCGTCAGCAACTCGACCCGGGGAACATGGCGCGCCAGATGGCAGGCGAGTTTCGCTAGGCCGAGCATCGACGTGCCGATGCCGGTGCACAGGTTCACCGGCTCGTCGGTGCCCGACTCGGCCACGGCCAGCGCACCGGCAACCACATCATCGATATGGATCCAGTCGCGGACCTGCTCGCCGTCGCCCCAGATCGTCAGCGGGTCCTCGCGGCGCTTGACGCGCTCGAGGATGGCCCGGAACGGGAAGTTCTCCGACTGGTCCTCGCCGTATCCGGAGAACGGCCGCACGACGGTCACCGGCAGCCCCTTGCGCCGCGCGGCTTCGGCCATGCGTTCGCCGGTGAGCTTCGTCCAGCCGTATGCAGCATCCGGCTCGCTGGCGTCGTCGAGTTGGATGTCGTCCTCGGCGAGCACGTGCCATACGGGGCTGTCGGGCGGCCCCCATATCGGCGAGTCCTGCAGTTCGATCGGGTAGGCGGCCGAGCTGGACAGGTACAGCACCCGACCCTGCCCGGTACGCACCGCCCAGTCGAACATCGCCGCATCGAGATGCACGTTGCGGGCGAAGTGCTCAGCCTCGCCGTCGATCGCCGCACGGTGCGGAGCCGACGCTGCCGCGTGCACGATCAGGTCGTAGCGCGTGGAGGTGGCCGACCGGAAGATATTCAGGGCGTCCAGCCCGTCTTCGGGGTCGGCGCGCACCACTGTCCAGCCGCGCCGGTTGAGCTCGGCGGTCATGTGCCGGCCGACGAAACCGGCCGCGCCGGTCACCAGCGCTATCACGTCCGCACCGCCAGCACTACCTGGAACCGGCCCACCGGGCGTTGCCGCTGCACTGTGAACCCGGCCTGCTCGATCAGGGCGCGGTAGCCGTCCAGATCCCACGCCCAGGTGTGGAACTCGTACGCCGTGCCGGGACGCTCATCCCACGGCGACGAGCAGACCAGCACCTTCACCTGAGGCGGGATACTGCGCAGGAAGCCGTGCGGGTCGATCAGGTGCTCGAGCATCTCGGTGCAGACCACGATGTCCGCCCACTCGACGTCGCCGTTGACGACGTCGCCGTAGCGGACGTCCACGCCGCGTTCCTTCGCCGCCCGGATGTTCTCCGGCATCAGGTCGTAGCCCCACGCGGTGAAGGCCGGGCCGAGCAGGGACAGCAGCCCGCCGTCGCCGGCACCCAGGTCGACCACGGTGCGCAGCCCGCGGGTCAGGGCGACCTGGGCGATGAACGACGCGGCGTGCTCAAGGCGGGGCCGATGCTCCTGCTCCAGGTGCGGGGCGTGCTCCCGGCCGGCGTACCAGCCGGGCTGAGTGAACTCCGGGACGGTGCCCTCATCGAACAGCCGCCACTCGTGCACGTCGGGATGCCGCTCGGGACGCAGACCGCGGACCGTGGCGATGTCGGCGGTCGCGTCGGTGTTGAGCCACCGCGCGAACCAGGCCCGGTCGTGGGATGCGACCGCAGGGGCGTTGACCCGCGCGTAGCCGTCGTCGACGTCGGCCTTACCCGCGACCGGGTGCATGTGCTCGACCAGCACATGAGGCAGGTAGCGCAGGCAGCCGGCGCCTTGTCCGAGCGCCTTCCACACGTTGTCGACGAACAGGTGCCGCAGGCCGGGCGGGGCCATCCAGCCGAGCGCGCGGACGATGTCCGCGGTCATCGCGACCTGGGTGGGCAGGTTCTCGCCCTGGAAGCCGTCGTTGCCGTACACGATGCCGGTGCCGAGTTGGTCGAGCGCGGCGAGGTACATCGCGTCCCAGTGCTTCGTGCGCGGTCGGTGATCGTCGCCCATGAACCCGATAGCGAAGGGCCTGTCGGCGGAATCCGGATCGACGAGGATTCCGGCTGTCCGATTGAGCGCCTCGACCATCGTCCGGTTCGGAGCAGTGAAGTAGCCCGCCCTGAACCGGCCCATCTGGATGGCGCCGACGTAGCCCGGCAGGCTCGGATCGTCGTCATCGACCGCGAACACCAGTCGCGTGTCGGCCGAGCAGGTCTCCCGGAACGTCTCGGCCAGTTCCGCGGCAGCCTCAGGCCGGCCGCGGGACGGGACGACAACGACAAGGTCAGCCATTCGCGGTTCGCGGCCGGGCGGTCCGCTTCGGCTCCTCGGCCGGCGGCTTCGTGAACAACTCCGGCCGCTCCTGAACCACCGGGTGGTCGGCGTCCACCGGAGTTCCGGTCTCTAGCAGGATCGACGCCCCGTCGCCGTAGCCAACCCAGCCATCCAGCAGCGGATACACCTGGCTCATACCCCAACCCCCACATGTGACGGCGCGAGCAGACCCCGCGCGAGGAAGTACGACTCCATGGTCAGCAGCCGGTCCTTGATGTGGCCGATCTGCACGGCGGTGTTGACGTAGACCGGGATCTGCATGAGCCCGGCCCGCCAGCAGAACGCGATGTCCTCCGACACGGGCCGGCCGGCGTGCTCCAGCTCCTGGAACCAGGGGAACGCGTCGTTGAAGCCCTTGCGGCCGGACGGGTGGTCGAAGTCGCGCATCTTCTCGAACACGCTGCGGTGCACCAGCATGCAGGCGGCGCCGGTCGCGACCACCTGGTACATGGTGTCCATCGGCCACACCTCGAACCGGACGTTCTGCAGGTTCTCCAGGTCGTCCGGGTCGCCGTCGAGGCCGTACAGGGTCGGCACGATGTCGCCGGCGTCGTTCAGGGCGAAGCACAGGCCGCCGACGATCGGGGCCTTGTCCGGGTCGGCGTGCTCGAGCAGCCGCTCGACGGTGTCCGGCTGGAACACCATGTCCGAATCGACCATGAACAGCCAGTCGGCCCGCTCGTAGTCGAGGAACTTCTTGACGACCTCGTTGCGGGGGCCGGACAGGTTCGCGCCGGCCTGGTACGACAGCCGACCGCCGCCGTCGACGATCCGGCGGTGCAACGCCACGTCGTACATCATCAGGTCCATGAGGCATTCCATGAACGCGCCGTGGACCGTCGACGGGCGCAGGTAGGCGACGACGACTTTCTCGCTGGGGTTTCGCAAAGTGTTCTCCCGGATAGGTGCGGGCGGCCACTGCTCCGGGAGGGGACAGGGGCCGCCCGCGGTCTTGATGGAAGGTCAGCCGAGCGCGGTGGCCGCGGCGACCTGGTTGAGCTGCAACAGCCGGAACGCGTCGGCGTTGACGACGTCGGCGCCGACCCGCCAGTGGGCGTACCAGCCGGCCTGGCCGGTCGGGGCCGCACCGGAGGCGGTGGTCTTCACCAGCGGGTCGTAGATGACCGACATGCCGATCCGGTCGACGATGTAGTACTGGCTGAAGTCGCCGGCGAGCAGGACGTTCGCGGCGTTGCCGACGACCGAGGTCATCGACGCGGCCTTCAACGCCGGGGCGCCCAGCAGCAGCGGAGGCTGGCCGACGTTCAGGTTCGCCCAGAATCCGCCACCACCGGAGGTGTCGAACTGGCGGATCTTGGAGTAGATCGCCTTGTGCGCCAGCCAGCCCAGGTTCTCCTCCTGGCGCGGGTTGACGGCGTTGGACGTGTTGTGGACGTCGCCGACCACGAACGCGCCGGTCGTCGCCGAGGTGACGATCGAAGCGGTGACCGCGGCGACGGCGGCGACCACACCGCGGGGGATGGTGGCGCCGGTGTTGCCGGTGGCGAACGCGGCCTCCTCGAGGCGCTGCTTCGCGTCGGAGAGCAGCCCGGACAGCTCGTTGGAGAAGCCGGTGTCCTCCAGCACCTCGTACGAGCCGGTCAGCCACGCATCGGCCTTCTTCGCCACGATGATCGGCTGCCCGAACGTCGGGGAGTCGTCGGTGGTGGCCGTGGCCTCACCGGTCCACTGCGCGGTGACACCGGCCGAGGTGACGCCTTCCCACTGCTTGACCGCGATCGTCTTCACGGTCGCGATGCGGCGGATCGTGCCCGCGTAGACGCCGGCGTTGGTCAGGATGATGGTGGGGTCCAGGAAGTGCGGCACCAGCACACCGCCGTTGCCGGCGGTGAGGCTCATCGCGGTACGCAGCAGTTCCGGCACGAACTTGCCCATCGACCGGACGTATTCCTTGAACTGATCCCGGTACTCCGGCGAGCCGGTCAGCATGATGTGTCGGGCGATCAGCGGCGTGTTCGTCTCGTCGTCGCCGTCGAGCAGCTCGTGCAGCCGCTCCTTGGTGCGGTCGTTCACCCACCGCGGCACCGCGTCGACGGCGTGCCTGGCCCGCTCGACGGTCCAGTCGGCGTCGAAGTTGACGACCTCGGCACGCTTCGCCGACCGCATCAGCTCCCGAAGCTCCGGCCCGTCCTCGAACGGGTTGACGCTGCGCTTCACCTCAGGCCCGCGGCGCGCGGGACCGTCACCGGTCTCGGTGTGCCCGTTGTCCAGGGCGGCCCGCAACACCTCGTCGGTCTTCCGCTCCCGGGCGACAGCCTGGTCGAACAGGGCCTTCTTGCCGTCCCACTCTTCGAGCAGGGCCTCGGCGCGGGCCAGGTCCTCCTCGGTGGGGTCTTCCATCTCCTCGATGACCTTGATTTCGGCGCGCATCGCCTCCATCTCGGTCTTGAACGTGTCCGACCGGCGACCGGCCATGATCAGATCTCCCTCGACCTAAGTTCCGCCTTGAGGCGGATCAGCTTCTGCCGAACGGAGTGCGTGTCCCGCGGATCCTCGGCGCCGAGTCCCCCGTGGGGAGTGGCGAGAATGGCCGCTGTCTCCGGGTCCCAGCCGGGAGTGGTGGACAGCGCCCGAACCAGTTCGTCGCGCTGCTCTGCGTCCAGACGCGCGACCTCTTCAGCGATCTCGGAGGCCGACCGCACAGCGGTGATCTCAGCCTCTTCGAAGAAGGGGGTGGGGGTGGGGCCGTAGTTACGCAAGCCCATCTCGAGGCGGCGCACCAACGGCAGCGGGCCACCGCGGCGCACCTTCGGCACCCGCTCCGGGTTCGACCGGTAGATCGGCCCCTCGTACGACTGCGCCTTGATGTCACCGTTCTTGATCGACTCCAGAACGGTGTCGGCGAACTCGGACTCGTTGTACCGGCTGACCGTCAACAGCCCACGCCGGTCGGCCTCGATCTTCACCGGGTGACCCAGCGGAACCGTCGGCAGGCCGCCCGACTTGCCGCGAGCGTCGAAACCGTGGTTGTACAGCACGATCGCCCGCTTCACCGCACCGTTGTTGATGGTGCGGTTGAACATGGCGGGGTCGTTCTCTTCGAGGTAGTCGCCGTACTGGTCGTGGATCTCCTTGCGGACACCGAACACCGCCGCGTACGCCTCGACCGTGCGGCCGTCGCCGCCCTTGGCCCGGGACAGGATCTCAATGCCGTCCAGGTCGTACACCCGCCGGTAGGTCTGCGGGACCTGGCTGCGCGCGCTGTCGGAGATCTCGATGCCGAACCTCTTCGCCGCGCCGCGGATCCGACCCTTGATCGCGGACAGGTGCTCGGACGAGTACTTGGCCGCGTTCTTCGGCATGTTGATGTACGACCAGGCCGCCCGGACGTGGTCTTCCGTATCAAGCGGATAGCGCTTCTTGCCGTCGGCCTGATAGCCGGGATCCGCGTACGTGACATCGCCGTAGGGCTTCTTGGCATCGGCCCGTTCGACATCGGTCATGTCATCCTCCGGTACCAGCGGGAAGGGCGGGACTGCCGCCAGGTGACGAGTTCGGTGGCGGACCGCCGGGCGCCTGCAGTTGCACGGAAATCAGGCCTGTGTGCTCGAGGAGATCCATGTTGCGGGCCAGGACCGCGGCCTTCGACGACTGCCATGTGAAGCCCTCTTTGACGAGGTTGGTGATGGTCTGTGCGTCGGTCTGCGCGATCTCGGCCTCGTCCTTGGCGTCCTCGCGCAGGAACGCCACATCCCGGGCGTCATACCAGAGCCGCGACCCGGACGGCGGCGGAACCAGCGTCTCCAACGACCCCGCGGCGTTACGCCACAGCGGCCGCATCGTGCCGTCCGCGACCAGCCGCCGCGCAGCGCCGAAGTTCCCCGCGTTCAGCGAGCTCCCTTGCAGCCCTTCGGACAGGCCGACGATGGCCGGGTGGATACCACCGGCCGCGGCCAGCCGCGACTCGCCGGCACCCTGCGTGACCTTGAAGTCGAGCTGCCTCATGTCCGCGCCGACCACCGTCACGTCGGCGCCGCCACCGGTGTACAGCGTCTTGTACGCGTTGGTGGAGCCCTTGTGCGCGGCGTCCATCTTCTCAACGAAGTCGTTGAACAGGTCGGGGCTGATCTCCCTCGGCAGCGACACCGCCAGGTTAGGGGTTGCCGCGTTCTCGAAGAACTTCAGCTTGTGCTTCGTGGACTGCGTGTCGGCCATGACCTCCCGCACCACGGGGGTCAGCCACGACATGCCCCGCCAGGTCGCCAGCGGATCCGGCATCGGCGCGAAGTGCACCACCTCGTCCGGCAGGAACACCGCCGGCTTGAGGCCGCCCTGCTTGCCGCCCTCGAAGTACATGTAGCCGAGCCGCTTCCAGCCGACCTGGTTACCGCTGCGCGGGTCATACCGTTCGGTGAGGACGATCTCCACCCAGTCCGGCCGCATCCGGACGACCTCACCGTCCATCTCGGCGGCGAAGAAGTTCCCGGCCATGTCCGCGTCCAGGATCATCCGCGCGGCCAGGTCGCCGGTCGTACCACCGACCCAGGGACGCTCGAGCAGGTTCAGGTCCTGGGTGCCGAAAAGGTCACCCGGCCGGCCCTTCGCGAACGACTGGAACTGGAACCTGACCTCGGAGAACACCGACACGCGGACCCGCTCGATGGACCACACCACACCGTTGCCCTGCAGCCCGCCGATGACGTAGTCGCAGAACGTGTCGCCGATCGGCTCGGCCTTGTCCACCCCATACGTGGTGGTGTAGCCGGGGCTGAACGGGTCCGGGCCGCGCAGGTAGATGTCCTGCCACGCCGCGTAATCCATGTTCATCCACGCCGGCGGCACATACCGGGCGACCTGCTGCGAGGTGCGGCGGCGGAGCCAGGTGGGAAGCTTCACCGCACCCCCTTGAGTCCGTCGATGGTCACCGCCACGCCACCAGCGGCACGAGCGGGAGTTCGCGGTGCACCCGCGGGGTGCCGTGCCCGAACAGGGCCAGCGACGCCGCGGCGATCGGTGCGATGTCCACCGTCACGTCATGGCGTTCCCACGCCCACGAGTTACCGACCTTGCGGGTCGTCGCACCCGCCACCGCGTCCGTCATGGCCTGCTGACCCAGATGCTTGATGTCACGCGCCTTCACGTCCATGCCGGCGACGCCGTCGAAGAACGACTGGCAGCCGGTCACCACGTCACCGGCGGACGCCCGGTGCACGACCAGGCCCGCCGCCTCGCACTCGTCGGCGATCGCCTTGTCGTCGACCACCACCACCGACGGTGTGTGCGCCTCAAGCTCCTTCAGCCGGCCCACGATCCAGCGGGCGCCGGGGCGGTGGTCGTCGCCGTGCTCGTTGCCGGTGATCTCGATCAGCCGGCCGCCGCCGGTTCGGGCGCCCGCCGCAGCGATCGCGCTGTAGCTGCGGTCCGGGGGGACGTACACCCCGAACGCCGGCCGGCCGTCGAACTCGGCGGCCTGGTCCTCGGCGTCGGTCCAGGGCTGCTCGGGAATGACCCGGTAGCCGGCCTGCGTCAAATCTTCCTGGTAGTAGCCGAGCCGCTCGCGGAGGAACTGCTCAACCCCCGTCGCACCCAACTCGCGCAGGATCGTCGTCGGCGAGATACGAACGTTGAACGCCCGGTTAGCCTCGGCCACCTTCACGAACAGCCGATCACGCAACTCCCGGCCGAACTCGGTCGCCGCATCAGCCTCGCTGAGTGCCTTGTTGTCGGCGACCAGCTGCTCGAGCTCTTTCTTCTCCCCGGACGACGACCACTCGTAGTAGACCAGGCCCGCCGAGCCCCGCCGGCCGCGAGTGCAGATGCCGCGCAGCACCTCAGAGTCGACCAGCGGCGCCGACGACATGTACCAGACCTGCGGGTTCGGGTGCGCCGACATCGCGAAGATCAACGCCGCCATCTGCTCCGCGGTCAACGCGAACGCCTCATCCAGGAACAGCGGCGCCACCCCAGCGAAACCCCGACCCGAGCCGCCCGAACGGGCCAGGAACGCCAGCCGTTGACCGCCGAGCAGTTCGACCTCGACCGCGTGTGTGCTCGACCGGATCGCCTTGACCCGCTTGCGCAGATGATCCCAGTTGTCGAGGTGGTGCCGCATCCGCAGGAAACCCTCGTACGCGGTCTTGAACTCGTGCGCCGTCCAGATGATCAACGGCTCTTTCAGCAGGAACAGGCCCGTAAGCGCACGCGCCTCGAGGATCGAGCCCTTGCCGTTCTGCCGCGGCTCGTCGTCGGCAACCTCCGACGCCAGCCACTTCCCGTCCGGGCCCTCCGCCAGGCCATCGATCAGGACGTCCTGCTGGCCCACGTCCAAATGCAGCCCGACACTGGCCACCAGATCGACGGCCTCAGGACCCCAGCTACTGACCGCCCCCTGCGGCACGGTCCTGTACCGCGGACTCTGGGACCCGAGCAGCACGGCGCCGCTTGAGTTCATCGATCGGATCGCTCTCCTTGGGTGCCGCCGCCGCCATCTCGCTCAGATCGGCCATCGCGGCGCGCAACTCCTTCAGCAGCGAGGCCGTATCCCGCGTGCCAGGCCGGCCGTCGAGGATCTGCGCGGCCACGCGGGCACCCGCAGCGACGGTACTGTCGCGGACAGCCGCGGGCATGGCGTCAAGCTCGGCCTCCAGCGCTCCGACTACAGACACCGGTCACTCCCCGTAGCTGGGTCTTCCGCGTGTGCACACAAACGCCTGACTGCTGCGCTGGGGTCTAGAATGTCCGTTTTGCCGTGTTACCCCCGCCCCCCACCCTGCGCTGTGTTACCAGCGGCGTGAGTGTCGGGTCGGTTGCGCCTGCGCTGTCGGCTGCGGCTTGCGCTTGCGGTGGTAGCGCGCGGCCTTGGCCTTGCCACCTGCCTGCCGGTTGCACCGGGCGTGGGCCAGGCCGCGGTATCCCTGCCGGTCGTCATCGTGGTCTAGGTCCAGCTGCTGTGTGTGGTACATGGCCATGCCGCAGCGTGGGCAGGGCGTGCCGTCTTGCAGCTTGGCCAGTGCCTGTGTCCTGGCCCGCTGGTGGGAGTATCCGTAGCCCCGACCTGTTGTCGTCCCCCGGACTCGAGCCATGACCGGTCAGGCCTCGGGCGGCGTCCAGCCCAAGCGGGTCAGGAACGCCTCGGTCTCGGAGTCCAAGTGCACGACGGCATCGCCCTCGAAGCGGACACCCTTGCCGAGGACCATGTCGAGGGCCAGAGTGGTGACCTCACCGTACTGAACGTTGACGGTGGCAGCACGGCAGTACTTGGCGAGGTCCTGCCCGTCAACCTCGACGACTGCGGCGTTCACCCCCGTGCTGGTGATCAGGACCTGGCTCATGCCGATGTCCCAACTAACACGATGTCGTACGTCACCGACGTGCCGGCGCCGGAGTTGTCGACGTTGAGCAGGTCACCGGTGCTGGGGGTCACGGTGACGCCGGCGCCGGGCGCGACCCACACGAAAACGCCGCCGGGCAGCACGTCGATGCCGTCGGACGCGGCGAGGAACAGCGGCACACCGTTGGCTGCGGGCCGGTTCACCCGCACGTTGTTGGTGTTGCCTGCGGCCGCGCTGATGAGGACGCCCTTGAGCTTGACGAACGTGACCGTGGTGCCGAACGCGTCGACGAGCGAGCCGGCCAGGTCGAGGGCGTCGGTGCCTGAGCCGGCGACGGTGCGGGTGTCGGTCCAGAGCCGGTCGGCTTGGTTCGCGCCGGTGCCGTTGGCGAGTGCGATGGACACGTATTTGCGTAGCGGGAAGGAGACGGTGCCGAGGTCGATGGCGGCGCTCTGGTCGGCGATGACGGACGCGGCGAGCGTGGCAGTCAGCGGCATGGTGATCTCCTCGCTCAGGGGTGGCGGGGTTGGGGGGTCTAGCAGGTCAGTGCAGATGCGGTAGCAACGTCGCGGTGAACAACCAGAGTGCGAGCCCCAGCCAGCCGAAGGCGACCTGCCGGAAGCCGATACCGAACGCGGCCAGCACGAGCAGGACGAGCGCGACGACGTACAGCACCAGCGACATGACCACTCCCACGGGATCCGGCCGGATCTTTACACCCCGGATATAACGAAGCCCCGCTCAATGGCGGGGCCGAACAGACTGGTGCTAGGGCACATCATCGTAGGCGGCCGGTTACCGTGTCAAGTATTGGCAGGTCAGACAGCGTGTCGGACTATGCGGAGATGGAGTCGGTGGCGGTGCGGATGTGCGCGGCGAGGACGGTGATGGTGCCGTCGTCGCCGGACCAGGTGGCTCCGCATGCCTGGCACATGGCGGTGCTGCTGGTCAGGTTGATTCGCAGGGTGTGGAGCCGGCCGCATTCGATGATGGGGCAGGTGACTCCGGCTGGGCGGTAGATGTGTTCCCAGCCAGTGAGGACGTTGCACCAGCGTAGCCACTGCCGCATCTCGGACAGCAGTGTTCGGGCGGTGTCGCTGTCCATGGTGGCGGCTGCTCCGACGAGGGCACGCACGTTGGACTCGACGGAAACTCTCAAGGTGAGGTTGAGGCTTCGGCACCAGCGGAGCACAGCCATTGCGATGGTGTCGTGCCGGGATAG